TCACGCGAACACCGCGACAGCCTCTTGCATGAACTGCCGGCGCGCATCGGCATGCAGCATGGCCGGGCCGTTGACGGCGCGGGTGATCGAGTCCCACTGCGCGGAGTCCGCCAGAACGTTGAGCTTGTGCGTGTGCCAGTACCATGCAGCCGTCATGCACGCCGTGACCGGCGAGGCAGCCAGATCGGGGTTGGTCACCAGCGGCAGCGCCAGCCCGTCGGCGGCGTCGATGTAGTTGGCCTTGCCGGTCAGCTGCACCAGGCCGCGACCGCGATAGCGCCACCCGTCGCCGCTGAGCTCGTCGCCATTGCCCAGACGGCCCGCGTAGACCACGTTGGCCAGCGCCTGCGGATTGCGCGTCAGCCGCGCGGCGTCGGCCAGGCTCTTCACACGCGAAGGGAACACCGCGCGGATGCGCTCGGGCGTGGTGTAGTGCAGGTTCTCCTCGAGCCGCGTGAACGCGGCCGACTCCAGCGCGCACTGCCCCAGGAAGGCGCCGATCCGCGCCGGCGTGTGGATGGCGAACCGGGCGCACGCGGCGGCCAGCGGCTCGGCAAAGATGCGGGCCTGGGTCGGGCCGATGCCGGCCGAGATCAGTCTGGCCACAGTGATCATCGCTGCTCTCCCTGTGATGTAGTCGTGCCGTTGAATCGCCGCTGCGCCCACGCCTCAAACAGCGCAATGGCGCGCGCGCCCATGTGCCCGGCCACGCCGACCAGGCATATCGTCAGCAGCTGCGGCAAGCCAGCGCTCTCGGCCAGCCAGAAGCACAGCAACCCGGCAAAGGCGCTGGTGGTCAGCTCACCGATGAGGTGCATCACGTTCCAGCGCTCGATGTGCCCGGCCTTCACCTTGGCGTAGAAGCTGACCAGGCCGCCGAGCAACGCCACGCCCAGCAACGCCGCGTACTGCCGCAGCGGGTAATCCAGCGGGTCTTTGTCGGCCGCCAGTGCGGCGGCGGCCTGCAGCGCCAGGAGCAGGCTGATCACGCGGCGGCGCATCACTGAACCCTCGTGCCGTAGCGCTTGCAAATGAGTTCGAGCCTGCGCACATCGAAGGCGTGCGGCTCAGAGAACCCCAAGATGTCGGCGGCAACCTCGGCGCTGAACCACGCTTTGCGCCTCCTGCGGTTCCTGCGGATCACGAAGCCCAGCAGACCTAGCCGGTCGCACTTCTCGCCGTCGTGGTGTATGAGCCATACAGTCGGCTCGACCCCGACCGAGAACATGTCGTAGATGCGCCATGTCGTCGGATCGAGATCGATCAGCTTGTGACGCACGGCACCGTCGTGCCAGGATGCCGAGATGCACAGGTGCAGGTGAGGACGATCGGCCTGCGCGCACCAAGCGGCCACCTCGCAGTGTGCGGTGTCGCCACCGCGCCACCAACAGACCAGGCGCGAGAACGGGTGGGGGTCACCGTATCGGAACGCGACGCGGATCATTGGCTTCTCCAGAGAATCATGGGGTCCGACTTCAGGCGTCTGCACGGCCACTCAGATCGCGCCCAGGGCCGCCACTGCCGCATCGCGCGCGGCTTCCACGCCGGCCAGGTCTTCGGAGGCGCTCACGGCGGACTTGCCGCCGATGCGTGCGGCCTCGATGGCGGGGCTGAGGGTGTCCTGCCACAGTGTGGCGATGGCTACGACCTCGGCGGCAAGAACGGCGGGCGTGATGCCGAGCGCTGTGGCCTCGGCCGCGATGTAGGGCGGCACCGAGGCCTGCGCATCCAGCGCATGCGCGGCCAGGTAGGCGGCGGCCTGCTCGCGCTTGACGAGGTACACGGCCTGCTGGCCGGGCACGTCGGTGATGTAGCGCAGGCGCGCCTCGCCGGCGGCGGCGTCGATCGCGCGCTGGGCGCGGATCTTCGCGATGGCGGTGCTGACGGTCACGCTTCGTACACCGCGTTGAGGTTCCACGTGCCGAGCGCGACGATGTCGCCCGTGCTGTCGTTGCGGATCGACAGCCGCAGCAGCGTGTCCTTCTCGCCCGTCATTGCCGGCTGCGAGATCGCCCATGCGCGGTCGGACGACAGCGCCTGCCAGGTGCCCAGCGTGCCGCTGGACAGCGCACTCCCGGTCAGCTCGGCGCGCACGCTGTAGCTGCCCGAGACCGTGCCCTGATACCAGACGCCGCGCGTCGTGTAGCTGCCGCCGTTGACTCGGTCCCGCACGGCCCCGGCAGTCGTCAGCAGCAGCTCTGCCGTGGCCGGCGTGCCCGTGAACAGACGCACTGCGTTTGTGTAGCCGCCAAAGTCACGCGGCCCGGTGGCCGGCAACAGTGACTTGGCTTTGGTGACGGGCACCACAAGCTCGATGTCGGCCTGGCCGGCCTTGCTGCCGATGATGGTGACGATGCCACTGTCCAGCGCCGGGTCCATTGCCGTGATGGTCACTGCGGCGCCGCTGATGGTGGTGGTGATGCCGCTGGTGCTGCCGCGCACCCATGTCCAGTTGGTCGTGTCCACCGTGGCGCCCAGCTTGGCGTAGGCCGTCACCGTGACGGGCAGTTCGCCGCCGTTCACCAGGCCGGTGCTGTCGGCGGCCAGCACCACGCTCACGCGGTCGACGCCGGCGGAGACCGCCGCTGCACCCGTGGCGCCCGTGGCACCGGTGGCACCCGTGGCGCCTGCGGCACCGTCCACACCCTGCACGCGCACAGGCGCCTGCCACACCCAGTTGGCGCTGATGGACGCGCGCTCTCCGAAGCTCGACCACAGCGGGTCGGCCCCACCCGGCACGGCAGACACGGTGGAATACCAGCCGGCAGGCACACCCGCCGAAGGCGATGGTGTGGCTGGCTCGGTGCTGCTGCGGCTGAAGATCACGTCCACCGCCTGGCCATCCGCAAAGGCCACGGCCGGGCTGCCCCAGCTGGGCGTGACGGCGGCACCCGGCGTGCCGGTGAACGCGAAGCCGCGCGCCACGTACACCGGGTCCGTGCCGGCCGGCACGCCAACGCTCCAGCCCACCGGGGGCGTGAGCACCAGGCTGCCGAAATCGAAAGTGCCGCCCGTGGGCGCTGGCGGGGCGCTGCTGCTGCGGATGTACACGTTGATCTCGGCCACGCTGGTGCCGGCAGTCCCGGCCACGCCCTGCGGCCCTTGCGGGCCCTGGGCACCTGCAGGGCCAGCGGCGCCGTCCTGGCCCTGCACCTGCACGGGTGTCTCCCACGTCCAGTTGGCGGCCGGCGCTGGACGCTTGCCGAAGCTGGACCACAACGGGTCTGCTCCCGCGGGCACGGCGCTCACGCTCGAGTACCACCCTGCGGGCGTGCCCGACGAGGGCGCGGGTGTGGAAGGCTCGCCGGCGCTGCGGCGGAAGATCGCGTCCACCGCCTGGCCATCCGCAAAGGCCGCCGCTGCGCTGCCCCAGCTCGGCGTGACGGTGGCACCCGGTGTGGCCGTGGTCGCGATGCCGCGCGCCACGTACACCGGATCGGTGCCCGCCGGCACGCCCACGCTCCAGCCCGATGGCGGCGTGAGCACCTGGGAGCTGAAGTCGAAACTGCCGCCCGTGGGCGTGGTGGGCGTGCTGGTGGCGCGCAGGTACACGTTCACCTCGGCGACGCTGGTGCCGGCGCTGCCGGCCACACCCTGCGGGCCCTGGGGCCCGGCGGCGCCGTCGACGCCTTGTACGCGCACAGGCGCCTGCCAGGCCCAGTTGGCGCCAGGTGCGGTGCGTTCGCCAAAGCTGCTCCACAGCGGCTCTGCCCCTGCGGGCACGGCGGCCACCGTCGAGTACCAGCCGGCAGGCACACCTGGCGAGGCGCCGGGCGTTGCCGGCTCTCCGGCGCTGCGGCGGAAGATCACATCGACGGCCTGGCCGTCAGAGAACGCAGCGGCCGCGCTACCCCAGGTCGGCGTGACGGTGGCGCCGGGCGTGCCCGTGGTGGCCAGGCCGCGGGCGACGTACACCGGGTCGGTGCCCGCCGGCACGCCCACGCTCCAGCCCGATGGCGGCGTGAGCACCTGGGAGCCGAAGTTGAAGCTTCCGCCCGTGGGCGCTGGCGGGGCGCTGCTGCTGCGCAGGTAGACGTTGATCTCGGCCACGCTCGTCCCCGGCGCGCCGTCCACGCCTGCGGTGCCGGGCGCACCATCGGCACCGGGGGGCCCATCGGCGCCGTCCTGCACCAGATCGCCGGCCGCAACCACCACAGACGCCTGCACAGCCGTGGCGCTGGCGTTGCCACGAACGCCGAAGTGCTTGGCATACAGCGTGTAGGTGCCCGGCGCGGTGACCACCTGGCCATGGGTGTTGGCCGCACCGCGAAAGGCTGGGGCGGGGCTGGGCAGTCCCCAATCGGCGTCTGCCGCCCGCAGTTCCGTGGCGCCGTAGTCGGCATCGGTGCAGGGCGTCCAGACCCAGGCGATGCGGCCCTTGCTCACCGTGCCCGCAAAGCCTGCCACCTGGCTGGCCGGGCCGCCGGCTGCCACACGGTTGGTGTCCGGGATGCTGGGCGCCGTCTGCACCTCGTCGCTGTAGGCGGCGGGGTCGTGCTCGGTCACCGCAAGGCGCCAGCGGCCATGGGCCACCATCTCCACGTCCGTCACGCGCATGGGCTTGGCCGACAGGCCCACGGGGTGCGTGACTTCGATGATGTCGCCCGTGTCATGGACGATGCCCTGGTCGAAGACCTCGAGCGGGAAGCTCAGGTCCCCCAGGTTCAGCTTGTTCAGCCGTTCCACGGCCTCGCGATACGCCTGGCTGTAGCGCTGCACGCCGGGCATGGCCACGCTGCTCAGGCGCCAGGGCCGTGTGGTGCCGGCGCCGGGCAGCGTGGCCAGGGCTGGCATCTCGCGCCACGGCACCTGGGTGGTGTCGGTGTAGAGGATCTCCACCGCGGTGGGCACGTTGCCCAGGTCACGCAGGTTCAGCGCCTCCAGCGCCTTGATCTGGCCAGCCGCGTGGCTGTACGCGGCCACGGGTGCGGCATCGGCATCGGGCAGCAAGCGCAGACCGCCGGCGGTGGGCACCAGCCAGCAGCCAGCGTAGGCACGCAACGTCTCGGCCACGGCGGCCAGGCTCACACCGTCACGCGCCAGCGTCACGCCCAGCAGGCGGCGCTTTTCGGGGGGGGCGCCGACCGTGGCGTCGTTGGCATCCGCGGCGGCGGGCACGCTGGACCAGAGCACGCCCTCACCGGCGCCGTACAGGGTGTTGCCGGCCCAGTCGGCCAGGGCCAGGCTGGGGCAGTCGCTCCACTCCCAGGTGGCAGGGTCGGCCAGCCGGTGGCTGCCGCTGCCGCCGGCGGTGCTGTCCTTGCGCGGGTCGTACAGGCGGCGTCCGTAGAGCCGCGCCGAGACATTGAGCTGCCCCTCGAAGCTGCGCGTGGGCATGGCCAGCACGCTGTAGGCATAGCCCGCCAGGGTGTCGGTGTAGGTGATGCCCTGCGCGGCGAAGGCAGCCACCAGGTCTGCATCCGCGGTGCCCTGGCTGCCCGTGTAGGTGGTGACGGTGCTGCCGCTGGGCAACGCCTGGTCGTTGAGGCGCAACTCGTCGACCGCATGCAGCGCGTGCCCCCACAGACATTGCACCAGCAGCGTGTTGGCGTCGCCCGCCTTGGGCAACACGTTGAGGATGAGCGCGGGTTGCCGATCGACGCCGTAGGTGACGGGCACCAGCGACCGTGCACCAGCCGCCGCCAGGCCACGCGGCTGGGCGACGGTGTTCAGCGCCGCGGCAGGCGGGATGGTCAGCCCGCCGGTGACCAGGTTCGTCACGGCCATGGGCTAGACCTCGGCCAGGCGCACGCGCACTTCCCAGCGCGTGGTGCGCCTGGTGTAGCGCGGGGGCGCAGCGAAGCGCACGGTGTAGGTCTGGCCGTCACCGGGCCAGCGGTAGGTGACGTCCAGGTCCTTGTTGGTGGCATAGAAGGCCACCAGGGTGGCCAGGTCGGCCGCGTTCAGCACGTGACCGATCTCGAAGCTCACCTTGTCGCCGGGCCAAAGGCGGCGGTGCTTCAGGGCACCATTGGTGGCGCGCTCGGGTTCGATGCCGGACTCGGGCAGCGCGGTGCTGTCGGCCAGGGTGAAGAAGCCGGGGTAGTTGGCCATGGTCAGCCGCGGCGCTCCAGGCGCATGTCGATCCCGTTGATGCGCAGCACGGTGTCGGCAGGCAGCAGGTGCGTGAAGCCGGACTGGGCGGTGACATAGGTGCGAGGCGACTGCACGAACTCGCCCCGGTGTCGCAGCGTGATGCGCACCTCGCGCGTGCTCACCTGTGCAGACGCCCCCACGGCGTCGCACAGCCACACGGCGTCGGCCGGGTCGCCCAGCGCGGCGGCGTCGTAGCCGTAGACCACGATGCGGCGGTCCTGCACGCCCTCGGTCAGCACGAGGGTGCCGATCTCGTCGTCCTCGTTGCCCAGCACCAGGGTGCCGCTCACGCGCAGCGGCTGCACCAGCAGGCCGTCCAGCCGCATGTCGCGGGCCGCCCAGCTGTGGCCGTTCCAGCTGACGGTGGCCATGCTGGACCAGCGGCGCGTGCTGGCAAAGTCCACCTGCACCAGCAGGGCGGGCTTCTGCACCGGGGCGTTGAGCGCGGCGGAGAGCGCGCCGGACAGGGTCTTCATGCGCCGCCCACTTCCCAGCTCGGCGTGAAGACGGCGTTGCGGGCCGACTGCACCGCGTCGATGAGCCGGTTGATCGACTCATTGACCATGTTCACGCTCACGTTGACGACGTTGATGGCGTCCACCTGCGCCTGCTGCGGCTGCGCGAACAGGTCGGCCAGCACGCCGCTGGCGGGCGCGAAGGCGGCGGCAGCGGAGAGCGTGCCGCCGGTCTCGGCCAGGTAGTCGGCCACGCTGGCAAAGTCGCCCGCGATGGCCAGCAGCTGAGCCAGGCGCTCACGGCCGGCGGCGCTGGAGACATCGGTGTTGTCCACCAGGCCGCGGAACTGGTCGCGGGTGTTGACGTCCTGCGTGATGCCTGCGGCGGCCAGCACGGTCTGGATCTCGCGCGCCTTGAGGCCGGCGATCTCTTCGCGGCTGTAGTACTGCTGCACGAAGCCCAGCGCCTGCTGGCTGAGCTGCTCCATGCCGCCGGCCAACTGGATGAGTTGCTCGCGCGCGTCGATGCTGAGGCCCGCCACGCGGCCGAAGACGCCGCCCAGCTCGTTGAGCCCGCGCGTGAAGACCTGCAGGGTGCTGACCCGCTCGGCCACCTGGGCCAGCGTCTCGCCGGTGCGGCGAAGCGGCTCCAGCTGGCGGCTGTAGCGGCCGAGCAGACCTTCCTGGAAGTCGGCCACCGACTTGGCCACTGCCGCCTGCGCCTCTTCTTCGCTCAGGCCCTTGAGGCTGACCTTGATGGCCTGGGTGTAGCCGGCCAGTGCTTCCACCGGCAGGCCCAGCACTTCGGCATAGGCCTTGGCCTGGGCCAGGGCGGCCTGGCCACCGGCGTCGAGCACGGATTCGAGCGCACCGTCCAGTTCGCTGCGCTTGGTCTTGTTGCTGCGGAAGAGGCCGCCCTTGTAGTAGCGGTAGTTGTTGCCCTCGAAGTCGCCGCCGGCGCTGAAGCTGCCCTCGAAACCGGTGTCTTTGAGCTTGCGGCCGAACAGTGCACTCGAGAGCGGGCCTGCCAGCAAGGCCAGCGGACCCAGTGCGCCCAGACCCAGACCAAGACCTGCGGCGATGGAGCCTCCGCCCAGCAGTGCCCCGGACCCCGAGAGCGCCGCACCGATGCTGCCTGACAGGAGGTTGCCGACACCGGCGGCCAAGCCGGCGCCGAACACGCCGGTGACGCTCGACAGCGTGCCCAGCAGGCCGATGCCGCTCAAGGCACCGCCCGCGCCGCTGGCACCGGCCAATGAGGCCAGCCCGCCGGCTGAGGACAGGCCGCCACTGAGCGCTGTGTTGATGGTCAGGGCCAGCGGACGCATGGCGGTCTCGATCACGGGCTTGAGGACCAGCGTGCGGAAGTAGTCCTTCAGCAGATCGCCCGCGCCCTTGCCGCCGCTGAAGATGGCGTCGGCCAGGCTCTGGCTGATCTGGTCGGCGCTGCGCTTCCAGTCTGCTGCCGCGTCCTTGGCGGCCTTTTCGTTGGCATCGCGCGCGTCCTTCTGATCGGTGGCGCTGGCGATGTCGCGGCGCCACCGGATCTCCTGGCGCACCTGCTCGGCCAGGCGCTGGTAGCGGGCCTGTTCTTCGCCGTTGAGCTCGGCCACGGCGGCGGCCTGGTCATAGGTGATGGCCAGGCGCTCAAGCTCGAGCAGCTGCAGTTCCTGGCGCACGGCCTTGCCGGCGGTGAGCTCGATGTACTCATCGCGCAGCTGCAGCAGGTTGCGCTCACCGGCCTTGACGCTGTTGTTCAGCGTCTCGATGTAGCCGTCGTACACCTTCTGGGCGCGCAGCACCGCGCGGGCCTGTTCCTCGGCGGCTTTGGCCATGTCCTGCGTGTTCTGGCGCACGATGGGCTGGCGGGCAACCAGCTCACGCACCAGCACGCCGTAGCGCTCTTCGGTGATGTTGCCGCGAGCGCGCGCAGCGTCCAGACTGGCCAAGTCGGAGGCGTAGCTGCCGGTGACGCCCGACAACTCGGCCAGCAGCCGCACCTGCGCTTCCAGCCGGCGCTCTTGCTCGCGGGCGGCGGCGTTGTCGGCGGTGGCGGCCTTGCTGCCGTAGGTCTGGCGCACGACTTCGCGGATGCGGTCGGCAATCGCCAGCTCGCTGAGCCCCGCAGCACGCCCCAGCTCGCGGATGCGCACGATCTCCGTCTGAAACTTGACCTCTTGCGAGAGGTACTTCTCGCCCTCTTTCAGGAACTGAATGCCCGCCTGCTCCTGGCGCACTCGCTCGCCTTGCGCCTCCGCGGCGCGAGTACTGAGCCGGATCTGTTCCAGCAGCAGGTCCTTCGTCGCGCGGGCGTTTTGCTCTTGCCGCTGGCCAAAGACCGCGATGAGGCCGCCGCCCGCGTTCTCCTGCAGGCGCTTGGCGGCGCTGATGGCGGCTTCGGCGAGCGCCAGCTGCTGCGTCAGCGTGTCTTGCCGGAAGATGTCGACCAGGGCATCGCCAGCTCCCTTGGTTGCGTCCTTGATCCCGATCCATGCCCCCTGGATCAAGTTCAGGCGCTGCGCCATCTCCGGCGCGCGCTGTTCCACCGCACTGGCGTAGGCCTCCTGCGCCACGCGCGCGGCCTCGGTGGTCTTGCCCTGGCGCTCGAGCTGCTGGATCTGCTCTGCCGTGGCAGCACTCAGGTAGCGCGTGCTTTCGGTGAGCTTGATGCTGGCCGCCAGCGGCTCTTTGGCCAGGGCGGCGAAGGCCTTGGCGGTCTCTTCGGCAGCAGGGCCACCGGCACGCTCGAGGTCGATCGCGGCCTGCGCGAAACGCTGCAGGTTGGTGGCACCCACTGCGCCGGCTGCCGCCAGCTGCGTGAGCACCTCGGCGGCCTTGCCCTGCGTGGCCGGGCCCAGCTCGGCGATGGCTCGGGCCATGTCGGACAGCTTGCCTACGGTGGTGCCGGCCGCATTGCCGCTGAGGATCAATGACTGCGCGTAGGCATCACTTTCTTTCTTGGCAATGATGAAGCCGGCTGCCAACGCACCCACACCTGCCGCCAGCAGTGTGAAGGGCGTGATGAGGCTGGCCACATACCCGCCCAGCGCCTGCGCCGCCGCGCCTGCGCCGCCGAACATGTCCTTGAGCTGCCCGCCTTGCTGCAGGAAGACGGTGAGCGGCGCCTGGCCGCCCTGCAGGCTGGTGAAGATGTCCGTGAACTGCGCGGGCACGCCGCGCAACGCGGCGGCGGTCTGCTTGGCAGAGATGCCCATCGTGCCCAGCGAGCCGGTGGCGGCTTTCTGCGCAGTCTCGGCGGCGCGCAGGCCTTCGATGTAGGGCCGCAGTGCATCACCGCTCAGGCCACGCTGCTTGGCGATCGCCTCATAGAACTCCGCCGTGTTGCGCCCGCCGGCCTGTGCCGCGGCCTGGGCCCGCTGGATGCTGGCCACCATGCGGCGGGTTTCGCGGTCCAGCGCCTGGGCGCCCTTGCCGGCGCCGGCGCCCACCTGCTCCATGCCCTCGCCGGCCTTGCGCCCTTCGGCGCCCACGGCCTGCGCCATGTCGCGGGCCGTGGCCTTGACATCCTCGGCGCCCTTGCGGACGCCAGTGGCGTCCATCGTGGGCTTGATGATGACGGGGCGCTCGTCGCTGTTGCTCATGTTTTGTTGGCCTTCATGTGCTCAAGCGCCGCGGCTTCGAGCACGCGGACGTCGGTGAAGAGCTCTTCCCAGGTCTCGTCCGGCAGGCGCATGCGCTCCATGCGCATGAAGAGGGGCGTGTAGTCCAGCGCGAAGCCGCCGCCGATGCCGGTGCGCCACTGTCCAGACATCTGCACGAAGAGCTGCCACGCGGGCCAGTTCTCAGGCCAGACCTCGAAGTGGTCGTCGTAATCGCCCGGCGCGAGGCCAAACGCGGAGAACTCGGTTTCGGCATTGCCGTAGGCCGCGGCGGCGGCCTGCGTCAGTTTCCCAGGCGGCCTTCGGTCAGCGCGGCGCGGTAGTGCTCGATGATGGCCATGGCCGCACCGGGCAGTTCGTCGCACAGCTGCACCAGGTTCGCGCGGTTGAAGTCCTCATCCAGGTTCCATCCTTCGGCGATCTGCAGGATGTAGTCCGCATTGGTGTCGCGCGTGGCCTCCAGCGCCTGGCGCAGGCTGAAGGCCACGTCTTCCGCTTGCTGGCTGGCCGGCGGGGCGGTGCCGGCGGTCTTGAGCAGTGCGTCGACGAAGGCGCCGAACTCGGTGCGCGTGCGGTACACGTACACCATTTGCACGCTGGCATGCCCACCCTCGGGCATGGGCACGCTGATGGTGTGCGTGAAGGTCTTGGGCCGTGCGCCCAGCTTGATCTTGCCCATGATCAGGAGGCGTAGCGCACCAGGCGGCCGTTGGCGTTGATGGACGCCACCACGCGGTTGATCTGCCCGTCCTGCAGCTGCACGGCCTCGTTCAGCGCCACGGTGCAGGGCACGTAGATCACGGCGCCGTTGCGGCTGTTGATGCGCAGCACGGTGTCGGTCTGCACGTCGGTCAGCGTCTTCAGCGCGGCGTAGCCCGGGGTGCCGATGCTGTCGGCGTCCAGCTCCAGCGACATCTGCTGCGCGGCAAAGCCGTCGTTGATGTTGAACTCGACGTCGGCCTCCATGTACTTGTAGGTGACGTTCTTGGGGTCGCCGCCGCTGGACTGGATGCCCAGCACCTGCTGGACCTGCGTGAAGGTGGTGATCTTGCGCACCGAGCCGATGCCGCTGCCGGGCGGGAAGAAGGTGGTGTTGGAGGTGTCGGCGCCTTCGAGCACGAAGGTGTCGGTGGTGACGCTCTTGATGCGGAACGAGCGGCGGTTGAGCCGGCCCCAGCCGCTGGTGACCTCCACGATGTCGCCGTTGCTGTAGCCGTGCGCAGCGCTGGTGACCACCGCCTCGGCCGCGTTGGTGACGACGGTGGTGGCCTTGCTGGCCGCGATGGCGCTGGCGATGAAGAACGTGGTGCCGGTGGGTACTTGTGCCATGGTGTGGGCTCCTGAGAGTGATTGCCCTCGCGGGCCATGAAAAAGGCCGCCTGCCGGTTGCCCGGGGCGGCCTCGTTGAAGGATTGGGTGGTTCTGGGGTTACCGGGTGCCGAGGACGGCGAATTCCTGCTGCGTGCCGTAGAGCGGGGGCTCGACCTGGTCTTCATGCCGGCCGGTGAAGGCGCCCACCGGGTCTGCGGTGAACGCACCGGCGGTGCACAGCGCTGATTCGATGGCCAGGGCCAGCGCCACGGCTTCGGCCTTGGTGTTGCACCAGGTGTTCACCTGCAGCTGTGCCCAGCGCTGCACGGCGGCGGTGCCGTCCATGTAGCGCAGAGGATCGCCGCCGATGTGCTCCCACGTGACGAAGGGGCGCGCGGTGTTCAGCGGCGCGGTGCCCGGGAACACGCGCGGGCACTGGGCCTGCAGCACGGCGACGAGATCGCTCTCCAGACTCACAGCAGGCCTTTGCCTTCCAGCTCGAACCAGAACCGGTCGACCATGGCGTTGCGGGCGGCGCGCGCCACGTCGGGCGATGTGGCCGAGCGGATGAAGCTCTTGGCGCCCACGAGTTTGGGGCCGCCCTTCAGGGGCACGTAATAGGCGTCCTTCACGGCCAGTGGAGCGCTGCGCTTGGGTTTTGGCTTGCCCTTCATCTCGGGGCGGACCAGGGTCTTCCACTGGCCGCGCTTGTCGATGTACGTCACGTACCGCTGCACGTGTCCGAATTCCACCAGGTGGCCGTGAGGTGCCTTGCCGCGGTTCCAGCTGATGTGGTACTGGGCGCGGCCCTTGGCGCTGTTGTCCTGGCTGAAGACCTGGTAGATGCTCTTGTCCAGGTTGCCGGTGCGCTTGCCGAGCTTGGCGACGTTGGCCTTGACGCGGTTGTAGAACACCTGCGCGCCGGCCTGTGCGGCGGGGCGCACGGCGGCCTCGGCGCCATCGGCCAGTTCGTCCATGCCCAGATCGCCCAGGTCGACGTCGATGCGGAAGCCGCTCATGCGGAGATCATCCTCACGCAGCGGATCTCCAGCCACTCTGTGCCGCCAGACAGGGCCGCCGGTTCACCCACGATCTTGAAGGCCTGGCCGCGCCACAGCACGCGCCAGGTAGCCAGCACATCGGCCCGCCAGCGGATGATGAACTTGGCGTCCAGGCTGCTTTGGTGCGCGCCGGCGGCGGCGATGTCGCGGCTGCTGACGTTGGCGCTCTTGGCCCAGACCTCGGGGTCGGTGGCCACGTTGGCCCAGGCGCCGTTGGGTTGACCCATCAAATCCTGCCCGGCCGCGCGGGCCTGGAAGGTGATGCGCTGGTTGAGCTCGCCAGGGTGCATGGTCTTCATGGCGCGTTGTCAGCCGTAGTTGTCAGCCATACAAGCGGATCGGGTCCAGCATGCGCGGCAGGTAGGCCGAGCTGGCCAGGGCATCCATGGCGGTGAGGGACGGGTCACTGGCCATCACGGCCACCATGGCCTTGACGAACGACGCGGCCGCGGGCGGCACGGCGGTGGGGTCTGTGGCACCCACGGTGACGTCCACCCACACCCGGTGGCCGACCGCCACCTCGCCCAGCGTGGGCCAGCTGGTGCCAAGTGCAGGCGCCAGCACGATGCCGGGGTCTTGCGCGGCCCAGGCGAAGCCGGACGCGCTGAGGGCGACGAATGCGGCACCGTCCCAGTAGCTGACCGCCACGGCGGTGGGGCGGTAGAAGCGCAGCACCTGGTCGGCAGCAGGCCAGTCCTCGAGCTCGACGCGCCAGATCTGCTGCATGAACTGACGGCCGGTCTGGTGCTCGGCCACCTGGCGCGCGGCGGCGATCGCGCTGGCGACGATGGCGTCCCAGTGGCTGCCGTCCAGGCGCGCGGCCAGCTTGGCGTCGGAGACGCTGACGGGCTCGGCGGTGGGGGGGGTCAGGAGGTGGGATTGCATCACTCACCCAACCCTTGGCGCGTCGTACCGCATCGCGTTCGACCCAGGCAGCAGATACCCAGACCACAGCAGTGCTCCGTCAATCCGCATCAGACCGACATCCATCCGAGTCGCACCGTGCACTCGCAAGTAGCCAACGGCGGGCGGCACGGCCACAGCGCCGACGCCAGAACTCACGTGGCCGCTGACCTTCCACCGTTGCTTGTTCTGGAAGCCGTTGGCCACCGTCGCAGCGTGGCCGGTGCCAAGCGGGCTGGCGCAGATGTTGAAGATGGGCGCGTTGGGCTCGCCGCTCATGAAAGGGTAGTGGATGTCACCTGAGCACCAGATCGCACCACCGGGCTTCGCCCAGGAGGCCGAGGTCTCGAAGAAGTCTTCCATCTCGGCGCGCTCGGCCGCGTACTTGCTGTAGTCGTCGGCGCCGCCGTAGAGGTTCTTGCCGCACATCACGCCCTTGAACGTGGCGGTGCTGTTCTGAATGCCAGCCTTGAGCCACGCCTTCTGCGTGCTGCCCAGCAGCGTGGTTCCGCTGCCATCGGATGCGTCACGGTAAGCCACGCCATCGACGAAGAACAGTTCCAGGTCGTCGTTCACCCGAACGCTGAAGTACCACGGGTTGCCGACGTTGGGGTTGCCTTTGTAGTACGCCCGCATCGCTGCGCGGCACCACGCGCCCATGTTGTCCACCTGCTGCTGGGTGCTGGCCCACGTGAAAGTCTCATTAGCGGCGGTGAGTGTCCCATCCCAGTTGTTGCCGGGGCCGTGGTCGTGGTCGTCACCGATGAACCAGTTGGGCACGCTCTTGAGCATCCGCGCGGTGCACGGGTACTGCCAGTAGGCGCGATAGTGCTTGTAGAGCTGCGCCAGCGTCGTCGCTTCGACCAGCGGACCATCGCGCTCGACGCCCAGGATCGTCTCGCCATTCAGGGTTGCGGTCGCGCCAGACACTGGCTCGTTGGCGTAGATGTTGTCCCCCAGCCAGCAGAAGCCCGCGAGGTCTGGCGCGTGCTCTGCCAATGCGCGCAGCGGCACTTGATCGCGCGTGTAGCCGCAGCAAGTGCCAAAGCCGATGGCAAGCGTTGCACCGCTGGCCGGCAGGGTCTTGATCGTGCCGCTTCCAACAACCGCGCCACCGACTGACGCGGTGTAGTGGTATGACGTCCCAGCAGCCAAGCCGGTGACCGTGCAAACTCCACAGCCATCATCCACCGCAGTGTCGATGGTGTCGCCCGTGAACGTCTGCCCGTTGCACTGCACTGTTAGGACGCCGCTGGAGGTCGAGCGCAGCCACACCACGGCAGCCGTCTGCGTGGCGTGGTGCAGCGCGAGCTGGTTGACGTTGGCCATGGCTCAGGCCATGAGCGGCGAGAGCCGGCCGGTGCGGTGCCACTCCTGCGCCGCGCGGAGAACCGTGGTGAAACTCTTGCTCGTTTTCCACCAGAGCAGGTTCTCCACGCACGCGCCACTGCCACCGGCGCCCAGCAGGCCAGACAGCGTGAAAGTGCTCCCGATCTGCGCGCCGATGCACATGCCCGCTGCCACCGTGGGCAGGCTGATGGCTGCGGTCATCGTGATCACCGACGAGCGCGTCAGCACACCGTCACGGATGAGGTGCGCCTCCGGAGCGGCGGGGTCCGTGCAGTCCAGCAGCAGCGCCACTTTCGAGCGCACGCTATTCGTGAGCGCTCCGGACACGATCTGCGTGTTCGATGCTGCGGCGTCCGTTGCGGCAGCAGGGCGCACGATGAACTCGATCTGGCCATCGGTGGCCAGGGACAGCGTTACCGCCCCGCAAGCCGTGTTCGTGCCTGATGGCAGGATGCGGCCCACCTGCAGAATGTGCTCTTTCGCGCTGGGGTTGCCAGACTTCCACGCATCGACCGACACCAACAGCATGCCGGTGTGCGCAGAGAGATCGAAGGCACTGAGTCCTTCGGTCACGCGCAGACTGTTCGTGCCGCTGGCGTGCGAGGTCAAGCCGAAAACCGGGTTGCTCCAAACGCCAGTCACGGTGCCCTGGATCGGCAACGCCGGCACCACGCCGAATTCGTCCTGCAGGATCGTGGGGGTAACAGTTCCGCCGCTGCCGTAGGCAGCAAAGGCGCCGCTATCGACATCCAGCGCAACCGCGTTTCCGCTGATCCACAGGCAGCGCCAGGTGCCGTTCAGCTGGGTCATGCCGACGACGCCGCTGACGGTCACAAACGACCCGGCCATCAAGGTCGGCGTACTGCCCAACGTCACGACGGTCGGATAACCTGGGGAAACTGGATTCGACCCCGCGAAGTTGCGAGCGGTGTTGTCGGCTTGGTGCATTCGCCACAGCACCGGCAGTTCGGCGGCTGATGCGATGAGAGGGCGCACTTGTTTGGCGCCAGACAGTCTGGAGTTACGCATGGCTGTTGGCCTCCAAGAACACGCGCCCGACAAGCTCGCTGCCCCAGACAGACAGGCTGAGCGTCACGCTGCGCACGTCATCCAGGCTGTTGAAGTCCAGGCGGATCATCTGCGCGTAGACATCGGCCACATCGGTCTCCGCGATGCTGACAACGCCGGAGCCACCGGTGTAGTCGGCCGGCAGCGCAGCGCGCCCAATGCCGACCATGTACAGCGCCACGATGCCGGCGCTCAACTCCAGCGTGAGACAGTCGCCGGGCAGTAAGACCTTGCAACCGGCACCTGTGAGCAGCGCATTGGCTGCCGTTACGTCATCGCCAGGGTCGGCAATGATGCGCAGACCGATGATCGGCTGATCGGTGGCTGTGGTCAGGTCCCCGTTGAGGGCAATCTCGGCAGTGAGTACGCCGCTGCGCAGCGCGACGGCAGCGGCACGCGGGTTCACGCCGGGAACTACAGGCATTCCACTCATGATTCAAGATCCTTCGTAAGCAGATTGGGGCCAAAGCCACCAGCACCACGTGGGGGCTGTGGCGCCTTGTGGGACGGACCAGACCACTCGCGCGCCAGCGTCCGGCCCATCGGCGATTTGCCGAGACTCACCGATCGCGCCCTGCAGGATGGCAAGCTGCGAAGAGAGAACGGGGGCAAAGTGGGACACCTCGGCTTGCGACCATTGGAAGAGACCGGTGGCCAAGAGCTGAGCAGCCGCAACATCGCTTGAGGCCTCCTGAATCTGCCCGCGCCGCCAAGAAGTAGCGCGGCCGGTGACGGGCGTCTCAAAGAAGGGCTCAACGGTGCCGATGTACTTGAGAGATTGGGGCATGGTGGTGTCCTCGAGGGTAGCCTGGCTCAGGCCCGGGCCTGGTCGGCGGATTCATTGCCGGTGCCGGCTTCGTCACCCTTGGTGTCACGCTGGCCAGCGGCGTCCTTGTTCCTCGGGGCGGCCCGGTGGGCCTTCCTGGCCCAGCCTTCGGCCAGGGCGAGCTGGGCCACCTCTTCGGTGGTCTCCACGGGCTTCTTGCCGGGTTCGAACTCTTCGACCCGGTGGCCGCCGTGGGCGAACTTGAAGGGCTTGGTGACGATGATCTCGGGCATGCTTTCCTCGCGTGCTGGGGCGGCCCACCGGGGCGCAGTGCAGACGCCTGCGCCCCGGTGGTGGCGGGCCCGGTGGTTGATCAGGCCGCGCTGAACTTCAGCAGCTTGATGGCCTGGCTGTTGACCACGGCGCCGCCCACGCGCTTGGTGGTGTAGAAGCCCACGTAGGGCTTGTTGGTGTACGGGTCGCGCAGCATGCGCATGCCCATGCGGTCCACGATGGTGTAACCGCGCTTGAAGTTGCCGAAGGCGATGCTCAGGCTGTTGGCGGCCTTGGCGGGCATGTCCTCGTTCTCTTCGACGTTGAAGCCCAGCAGCTTGATGCCCAGGCCGCTGTCCTGGATGGATGGCTGCCACAGGTACTGGCCGGTGGTGTCCTTGATGCGCATCACCTCGAAGAGCAGGCCCTTGTTCATCTGCCACAGGGCACCGGCGCGGTAGCCCTTCTTGAGCGCGCCGACCACCGAGAACAAGGCGTCGGCCTTGTTGCTGGCCGCGAAGTCGGCCGAGACGCCGGTGGCGATGTGCTCCAGCGTGCCGAACGCGCGGCTGCTGTCGGCCGTGGCCGCCGTGGTGTAGTCCAGGAAACCCTTGGGCTTGTTGGTGCCGTTGCCGCTGGTGAAGGCGGCGCCTTCGGCCACGGCCAGCTCTTCCATCAGCTGGTCCATCAGCTCCGCTTCGGCATCGAAGAACACGTCGTCCAGTGCCTGCTGCGTCACCTGCGGGTTGGCGTACACCTCGCCCATGGGCGGCGCCACCTCGGCCAGCTGGCTGGTGTTGGTGGCGGGGCGGGCGGCGGTTTCACCCACCCAGCCGCTGGCGATGCCGTTGACGTTGACGAGCTTCTTGTAGTCGCTGGTGCCGACGCGCACGATGTTGGACACGCTGCGCATGGGGCTGATGTCGCGCAGCAGCTTCTCGATGGCGCGGTCGATCTCCTCGGGCATGGCGTAGCCGCCATCGGCCGGGGTGCCGATGCTCCAGGCCTTCTGCATCAGGCCCTTGAGCTCGGCGCTGTCTTCGCCCTTGCGCACGAAGCGGTTGATGAACGCCTCCTTGTAGGCCTTCTTGTCGGCGTTGCCTTCGTCGCCCTTGCCCAGCAGGCCCTGCAGGTTGGCCTTGGCTTCGACGCGATCGATCTCCTTCTTCAGGTCCAGCGCCTTGGCTATGTCGGCCTGCACCTGGGCGAGCTTGGCATCGATGTCGCCGGTGGCGCCGCCTTTCTCCAGGCGGGCCAGGCGCTCGTCGTTGACTTTCTTGAAGTCCTCGAAGCCCTTTTGCACGGCTTCGACCAGGGTCTTGAGCTCCAGGCCGCCGACGGCGTTGGCGAGGATGAGGCCGGGCAGCAGGTCCATCGGCTGCAGGCCGACGAGTGCCAGGTAGGGGTCGGCCAGGCCGGCGGCGATGGCCACCGCGCCGATGGCGAGAGCCGCGATCGCGGCCAGGAAGTGAGTGGAACGGTTCATGGTGGTGTGTCCTTGTGTCAGGTGGGGTGGTTCAGGTGGTCAGGGTCTGTTGCAGGCGCTCCAGCGCGGCACGCAGCTCCAGATCCGACTCAGCCTGGCGCTGAGCGGAGAGGTGCTTGATGCGGTGCAGGACGGCCTTGCTTTGGGCGCGACTGAAGCCACCTGCCTCACACAGGTAGCGTTCCAGGGCGTCCAGGTCTGCCAGCGCGTCGATGGCGGACTTGACGTTCGCAATCTGCGCCTGGGGGTTGGCGGGGAAGGTGACGATGGACACCTCCCACAAGTCGACTTTCTTGAGCGTGCGGATGCCGGTGACGCGGTCGTAGCTGTCTTCCCGCGGCACGAAGCCAATGCTCAGGCCGTTCACGGCCTTGGCCTTCATCAGGGCGCGGGCCTCGCGGGCGCGCTGCACGTCGGCCACCAGCAGCTGGCCCTTCAGGAAGAGGCCGTGCGTGTCTTCGCTCATCTCCAGGTGCGGGCCGACGGGCTCGCCGCTGCGGTGTTGCCACAGCACGGGCGGCAGGTTGCCGCTGGCCTTCCAGGCGGCCAGGCTCTCAGTGAAGGCGCCGGGCGCCACGATCTCGTCGTAGCTGTCCACGTTGCCGAAAACACTGCCGTACCCGGTGTAGGTGCCATCTTCCTCGACGGCTTTCACCTCGAAGGGGCGCTCGATGTACTTGAGTTCCATGGGGTGTGTCCTTGCGGTTCAGGCGTCTGCACCGGCCGGGTCGTTCTCGGCGCTGGTAAGCAGGTTGGCGGGCGTGAGCGGCTCGTCCAGGCCGTCCAGGGGGTTCAGGTCCAGGTACTCGCGCGCTTCGTTGCGGACCATGATTCCGCGCTCGCTGAGCTTGGACAGGTACTCCGCGGTGTCCTTCAGCGCGCCGCGCAGCAGGCCCTTGCCGTCCAGCAGCGTGTAGTAGCCCTGGTCGAGCTCGGCGTCAGTGAGCAGATGGCAATCGGCGCTTTGTTCGATGCGCTCGTACCAGGGCATGAGGCTGTGCACCACGTGCCAGATGGCCATCTGCTCGGCGCTGGCGTAGCTGGCGGTCTTCTCCTGCTGCATGGCCATGGCGGGCAGCACGCGGAAGGCGCGGCAGATCTCGTTGACCTGCTCGCGCCGAGTCTCCAGGTGCTGGGCGTCCACGCCGGTCATGCCGCTGGGCAGCCACTTGGCGTTGCGGTCCAGGATCAGCGGCACGCCGGCGTTCGTGGCGCCGCCGAATTCCTTGATCACCCAGGCCTTGAGCTGCCCGTACTGCTTTTCGTCCAGCGCGCCTTCGACGCTGTAGATCCCGGACGGGCGCACACCGTTGGCGTGCAGCCTGGCTTGAGACTCTTCCGCAGCGGCGGCCAGGCCGATGGCCTCGCGCGCGACGCGCACCATCTCCAGGCCTTCGATGCCGTCCCAGCTTGGGCCGCGCCAGTGCCACAGGTCGGCTTCGCGTAGGACGCGCACGTTGCCACTGCGGCCGGTGACGTGGTAAGTCAGCGTGCCGTCGTCGGCCACATCGGTGCGCACACGGCCTGGCGGGATGACGATCAGCTCGGCGATGCGCTGTTCGCTGCCCACGCGGCTGATGAAGGCGTAGGCACGGCCGCACAGGACGACGTGGTACATCATGGTCTCGCGCAGGGCAAAGCTGGTCTGCCAGCGGTTGGGCTTGCGCCAGAGCAGACGGTACAGCGGGTGCTGCAGTGCCGGCAGGCGCGTCACGCGGCCGGCGGCGTTGGTGGTCTGGCGCATCACCTGCCACGGCACCTGGGCCACGCCCTCGGCCAGCACGCGCACGCAGCAGAGCACGGCGGTCACCTGCAGGGCGGTGTCGACGTTGACGGTGGCGCCGCTCTTGGTGGCACCACCGCCGAACACGCTGCTGAGCAGCTGCGCCAGGGTGGCGCTGCTCATGGGCGTGGTGGCCTTGGCGGCCAGGCGCCAACGGTCGGGCCAGAGCTTCATGCGGCGGCCTCGGCTTCTGCCTCGACGCCGGCGGCGTCATCCGTTTCCCAGAACGACTTGACCGGCGGCTTGGCGCCCAACATGGCGCGGCCCATGGCCAGGATGGCGGCCACGGCGGCGTCGATCTTCAGCTCGGGCTTGGCCTTGCGCGGGAAGATGTTTTCGTTGCGGTCTTCCTGCACCTCGACGTTGCTGAACATCCAGGCGGTTGCCGGGTTCCCATCGTGGTGGAAGCGGCCGTCGTCGATGAGCGCGGCGATCAGCTTCATCGGCTCGCTCAGGTAGCGGGTGTTCATGGGCACATCCACGACGACGAAGCCGCCGTCCTGAAGGTTGGGCGCGATCTCGCGCGAGCCCCAGGCGTCCATGGCCACCTCGGCCACCAGGTGCAGCGCGGCATCGGCCTCGACGGATTCTTGAATGGCCCGCAGCTGGATCATGTTTCCAGGCGTCTGCACGATGGCGCCCTGCTCCACCCAGGCCTGGTAGTGCTGGTTCTCGGGGCGCTGCACCGTCGCCTCAGGCAGCCAGTTGCGGGTGAAGAGGTAGTAGTGCCAGTCGCGCCCGCGCGGCCCATCCTCCAGCCGGCGAAAGAGCTTGGCCTTGCTGGCGATGTCGTTCTTGCTGGCCAGGTCCAGGCCGTCGAAGCAGCTCTCACCGCGGAAGTCTTCTTCGCTCAGGCTGGGGTCGGCGCTGCTGGAGATCTGCTCCACCGTCAGCCACGGGCTGGCGGCGTTGACCCACACGTTCAGGTGCTTGGTCTTGAAGACGGGCTGCTTGCGCGGGTCTCGCCCGGCCTCGGCCTGGTCGGCGATGAGCTTCTCGGCATCGATCGAGATGCCCAGGCCTGGGTTGGCCTTGTAGAGCGTGGCCGGGGCCGTCCAGTCGTCGCCCTTGTCGATGGTGTAGATGATCCCGAAGCGGCGCTCGGTGGCGGCATCGCGCACGGCGCCCTCGAGGATCTTCTGCAGCTCGACCTGGTGCGTGAAGCACGGCCCGCCGATGTTGCTGCCGGCGGTGGTGATCACGAGCAGCAGCGGCTGGCTGCGGGCGCCCATGCCCGTCCACATGGTGTCGTACAGCTCGCTTGTGGCGTGCTCGTGGTACTCGTCCACGATCGCGCAGCTGGGGCTTGCGCCGTCGCCGGGCTTGCCGATCAGCGGCTCGAACTTGCTGTTGCTGTCCAGCACCGCCAGGTTGGAGGCGTTGACCATCACGCCGAACGCGGCCCGGTAGGCGTGGTTGGCCTTGGCCATCAGCTGCGCGGGGCGGAAGACTTCGTGCGCCTGGTCGCGGCTGGTGGCGCCGCTGTAGATCTCGGCACCGTGCTCGCCGTCGAAGGCCAGCATGTAGTTGCCGATGATGGCCGCGATGGTGCTCTTCGCGTTCTTGCGCGGCACCACCAGGTCGGCCTTCTGGAAGCGGCGCTTGCCGGTGTCGCGGTGAATCCAGCCGAAGACGCTGGCCAGGAAGAACACCTGCCATGGGTCCAGCCGGATCAGCTCGCCGCGGCCGGCCCAGTCGCCCTTGATGTGCGGCATCAGCTCGGCGAAGCCGCACACGCGGTTGGCCGGCTGGTAGGCCTTGCCCTTGGTGTCGACGAGCTCGGGGTTCCAGACGTAGGGGAAGTCGTCTGCGCCCTGGCGGGCCATGTCGTCCAGGTGGCGCTTGGCGGCCAGCTGCACCCAACGGCACGCGGGGATGCGCAGCTCGTGCACATCCCTCGCGTACTGGGTCGCGATCGCGGCGTAGTCCTTCATGGTGCTAGAGCGCGCCGAAGCCGGTAGGCTTGTCGTCTTCCATCCCCGGCAGGCGGAACTGGGCGTCGTTGCGCGAGGCGGTCACGCGGCTGCGGCTGCTGGGCGACATGCCGAACGACGCCAGGTAGCGGTCGACCTGCTGCGAGAGCTCGGCCGCCAGCTTGCTGAGCGCGGACTCGCGCAAGAAGCCAGTGGGCGTGGGCTGCACAAGCGCGTCGGTCGGGTCCTTGTCGTCCTTCACCAGCTGCGCCTGGCGCGCGGTGAGCGCGCGCTCGACCTGCTGCAGCCGGCCGTAGGCACGGCAGTACAGCTCGAGCGCGGCGCGGTCGATCTTGGTGAGCAGGTTGAGCTCGAGCAGCAGCGGCGTGATGCGCTTCCACTCCTTGCTGGCCTCGGGCGATAGGTGGTGCGGGACGGTCGGCAGGCCGACCTCGGGGTGCACGCCGTCCGCCAGGTCCGCAGCACGCAACGCACGATGCGCCGTGCCCGTGAAAGCACGCACATTCGCCGGCAGCGGTTTGGGTCCCCGAGCTCCCATGGCCAGTTAAAAAATCCCCAAAACCTGCGCGCAAGAAAATCCACCGAACCGTTCGGTTTCCGGGGCGGGGGTGGTGGAGATTTGACCCCCCCTCCCCCCGGCGGCCGCCGGGGTGGGGAGGGCCAGGCCGCGGCCGCGCAGGCGTTCGGCCTTCGACTTGACGTCGTCGCAGTCGGCGCAGATGGGCTGGATGTTCTCGTCGTCGTCGGTGCCGCCTTCGGCCAGCGGCACGATGTGGTCGCGGATGGTGGCCAGCGTGGTGTGGCCCTGCTGCATGCACAGGCGGCACAGCGGCTCACGCGCGAAGAGCGACTCGCGCATCTTCTGCAGGCGCCGGCCGGTGATGCGCTGCGGCGCGTCGGCGTACTTGCTCCACACCTTGCGCTGGTGCGCAGGGCAGCGCATGCCGCCATCGTGGACGAGGGTGCTGCAGATCATGCAGGGCTTGGGTGCTGAGGTGGGCATTGAATGCAGAAGCCCGCCGCGATTGCTCGGGGCGGGCTTCGGTCAGAGTGCCTGAATCTACCCCAACACCGGGTTGTTGCATAACTCCACGAGCAGGGCAGCGTGCGCCCGCTCCACCCGGTCCCGCACCGTCTCAGGTGCACAGCCCAGGCGGTCGGCCTGCTCTGCGATGGTCCCGCCGTAGATGTAGCGCACCACCACCGCGTTCCGCAGCTTGAGGTTCAGGCGGCCGATGGCACGGTGCGTGTCCATCACATCGACCGAGTCCGCCACCTTGAGCGTGGGCGCCTGGCCGGCCGTCGGCGGCGACCAGTTCTCGTGCAGGGTGCACACACCGGAGTAGCCCGACCCATCACCAACGGTCACCCAATCGGCCCAGCGCTGCAGGCGGGCCTCGATCCCCACGTCACGGCCCATGAGGTGGCTCCGGGTCCTTCAGGATCACCAGCGCCTGGCCCGCGGTCGGGCTGAAGACCTGCAGCAGATCGGCCCACTGGTCCCAGGGCGTACCGATGGCCAGCGGGCCTTCCCTCGCAAAGAACCAGCCTGGTTCCCCCGCCATGCCGCGCCGGAAGCACTCGGCCACATGGGCCTTCCCGAGCAGCCGCTTCTTGTCGGCCAGGATCACCGCCGTACGCGGCATGGCCACCGGCATCCAGGCCCAGGGCCTGCCGCCTTCAGACTGACTTTCTCTCCTGTCCATGTGTCCAAGTACCTCCTTAGATGTTGATGTAGGGACACGCTCCCGGCGCGCGCGCTCGCAGGCGCCTGCACATGCGCCCCTGCGCTGGCACCCGGCCCCCTGGACACAGCTGGCGTGAGCTCCGCTGGGGGCTCACTGGCTTGGCTTGAACCAAGAGCCAGGAGTCCCGTAGATGAACGCGGACACGCGGACACGCTGCAGGGGTCCCGGTGCGCCGGGTCGCGGGCGATCACATAGGCGGTGCCTCGACGCCCCCGACCTTTTCCGCGGCGCCCCGCGATCGCTGGTCAGAACGGGCAGTCGTCATCGTCGGCCCCTGCTGGTGGCTTGCCCTGCGTCGGGCGGTTGGTGTTGCTGTCGGCCGATGCCTGGCTCGCGCCGGCACCCTGCCTTGATCGACCCGGCGGCGGGCGCACGTAGGCGCGCGGCCGCCGGCCTTCGTCGTTGGACGCCAGGCGCTTGCTGGGCTCCCAGCCCAGCTTGTGCAGGATGGCGCCGGCCTTCTTGACCACGGCGTCGGTCTGCTTGTCCAGCGTGTAGCCCACGCGGCTGAGCAGGTCGACCATGGTGATGTGCGGCAGCAGCGAGCCGTTGGACTGGCCCATCGGCACCTTCTGCTGCTCGTTGTAGAGATAGTCCACGATGGACGACTCCAGCGAGCTCTCCACCGTGCGGGCCAGCTGCTGCGGGTCGAAAAGATCGCGCTGCTCATCGCGGTCAGGCCAGAAGCGCTCACCGGCTTCCACGCGGTGCACGGCCTCGGCGAGCAGCTGCTCCAGGTTCTCCCGCAGCCAGGCCAGGTCTGGCGCCTGCGTCACACGCACGGGCCAGAAGCGCCGGTTGCCGGTGGGGTCCGTCAGGTAGTGGCTCTCGTTCGTGGTGCCCACGAAGACCACCTGGCGCGGGTACTTGGCGGGCCGCCGGTCAAAGGTGGCACGGAAGCGGTCAGACGGCGACGAGATGAAGCGCTTGACGGCGCCCACCTCCTGCTTGTTCAGGTTCTCCAGCTCGCTCCATTCGTACACCAGGATGCCCTGGATGTTCATCAGCGAGTCTTTGTTGTTGATGTCCAGGCCGGTGTCGGCAAAGTAGTCGCCGCCCAGCACCGCGGCCAGGCTGCTCTTGCCCCAGCCCTGCGGCCCCTCGAACACCAGCATGTAGTCGAACTTGGTGCCCGGCCCGATGACCACGCGGCCGCCTTGCCGCACCTCGGGCAGCACGCGGGCACACATGCCCATCACGAACCAACGGCCCACCAGCGTCAGGTAGCGCTGCAGCGGGTCAGCGTCGCCCCACTCGTCTTCTTCCAGGCAGCAGCGGCGCAGCCAGGTGTCCAGGCGGTTGGTGCGGTCCCAGCGGCCGCGCAGGCCCACGAGCTTCTCGCGCATGGGGTGGAATCCGTGGCGCCTGGCCACGATGATCACCGCCTCTTCCAGCTGCTGGCGCGGGAAGCTGGGCATCTGGTGCTGCCGCACCAGCCAGTCGCCCATCAGCAGCTCATCGGCTTCCAGCCAGTCGCCCGCCGGCGTGCCCCAGGGCGTGGGCCCGGACTTCTCGACGTTGTTGCTGAACTCGTTGAAGCGGATCAGCCCCTGGCAGGCCGGGATGCCCGGCACACCCCGGTCTGGCCAGCCATCCAGGGCGAGCACGATGTTCTCCCGCACAGGCCGCACCGTGCCAGTGGCGCTGGACAGCAGGTAACGCATCCACCCGGGCGTGCCGTCGTCGTCTGCATCCTCCCCACCCCCCGCGGCAGCCCTTGAAGGGGTAGAAGCGCTGCCGGTGGCTGCGCGCACCGCGTCTTCAGGCGCGATGAAGGGCGTGGCCGCGCGGATGTAGTCACGCACGCGCGCGGCATCCCATCCGTCCGCGATCGCGTCTGCAATGTCCCAGCCGTCCGGGCGCTCGCCCGGGGGCAGCATGGCCACCAGATGCACGGTGCAAGCCTGCTTGGCCTGCAGCAGCTGGCCGATGCCCAGCATGGCCTGCAGGCCGGGCTGCTTGACCGGGGGCAGCAGCGGCTTGGTGGCGGGGTCGACGCCGGCTTCACGCTCCGCGGCGGTGAGCCTGGCGCGCTTGGCATCCGCATCGGGCCACATGATCACCGTGCGGCCCATCAGCCAGCCCCAGTGCGCCAGGGCCCAGGCCTTGGTGCCGCCTGGCCAGGTGACGAAGTCGAACTCTGCCCCCAGCAGATCGTGGCCAGCACGAGCGCACTTCTCGCCTTCCACCAGCACCACGGGCTTGCGCGCCGGGTCACCCAGGGCCGCAGCTGGCACATACAGCGGGCGCGGTGCCTCCCACTGCTTGGGGTGCCACTTCATCGTGCCGCGGCCGTCGCTCTCGTCCACGCACCAGGTGAAGGGGATGGTCTCTTTCTCGGGCTCGCCCTTGCTGTTGGTGCGGTGGAAGCGCGCCACGTAGCCCAGGCGCTGCTGCTCGAAGGCGTACTCCCAGAAGTCCACCGCCAGCAGCTCGTGCCACTCTCCCGTGGTCTTGTCCTTGTAGCCCCAGCGGAACTTGGGCATGGGCGCATGGCCGGGCACCGGCACGATGGCACGCCACAAGCTCTTGCGGCGCGCCTTGTCTGCAAGCTCAGGAGCAGGGGCCGCCGGCTTGGGCGCCGCCGACGGCGACGGCCGGTGTGCAGACGCCTGCTCTTGCTCCCAGCCCAGCATCTGCATCAGCTCGCGCGCCGCGGCGGCCTGGCCCAGGTTGTGGATGGCGGCGTACAGGCTGACCAGGTCGGAGCCCTTGTCGTCACCACTGAAGTCCGCCCACACCCCCGTCTTGCTGTTGACGCTGAGGCTGCTGCCCTCGCCGCCCGACAGGTCGGCGCACACGTATTCGTGCCCTCGCCAGTCACCACCCGGCAACCAGTCGGGCAGCAGCAGGTGCGCGCGGTTCAGCAGCGCATCGTTGAGCGACACAAAGTTGATGGGTGCGAGCCGGGGCCCGCCGCCGCTATCGCCTACAGGCAAGCAAAGGCTTCCGGCGTCAGGCTGCAGGGGCCCGAGTCATCATCCCCGTCCGACTCCCAGAAGCTGCGGCTGAGCTGCTGCAGCGCCAGGCCCAGGCTCTCACCACCTGGCGGCTGCGGCGGGGCCACGCCCAGCACCGCGGGGCGCTGGTCCGCCACACGCACCAGCTGGCCACGTTCCACCAGCCGCGTGGCCGTGTAGCGCGCCACGTCGTAACCCACCTGGGCGCGCATGGCCAGGTCGCGCACCGTGCCGGGCTGCTGCGCGGCCATGCTGAGCATTGCAAGCGAGATCTCGCCCATTGGTCTCATGGCATGGTCTCCAGTTCAGGCTGCAGCACCGGCACCAGGTGCATGTGCCTGTCACAGAACAAGCGGGCCAGCAGCAGATCGGCATCCGAGGCCAGCACGCCGTGCCGCCGGTCGCCGTGGCGCGGTGTCTCGTACTTGCACACCAGCTGCTGCGGGCGCACGTGCTGGATGACGACGCGGCGGCCAGAGGGCAGCACCAGGATGTAGCCGGGCTGGTAGCGGTCCCTCATGCTGCCCTCCGCGTGGCCTGCATCTCCTCGAGCAGCGTCACGTGCGCCTCCTGAGCCAGCCACTGCACCATCACCGTGTTGCCCAGCACCAGGCAGGCCATGCCCGCCTTCGCGGCCGGCAGCTCGCGCCGGTGCGCGTGCACGCTGAAGTAGTCCGACACATGGCTGGCGTAGCAGCCCGAGAGCTCGGCGAAGGTGCGCTGCGTGATGCGCGGATGGCGCAGCTTCCAGGCCAGGCGGCAGGCGTGGCGCCAGCTCTTGATGCCCATCACCACCTGCGGCGGCACCACCAGGCGCTGCGCCTGGACCACGCCACCGAACAGCGGCAGCGGTAGGGTCAGCGGGTCATAGGCAACTTTCATGGGCACCCCGGTTGAACTACCAGTTGAATCTGGACGAAGCTGACCGCATGCGAACCACCACGCAGCCGCCCGCAGCGGAAGAAAGAAGTCCCGACGCCGAAGCGCCGGGACGAACGCCCGCACAGCCACAGGGAGGAGACGGCTGCAGCCGGATAGGCCGGCACCAGCGCGGGCGGGAGACAACTGCGAGTTGCCGTGAGGGGTGGGCGCCCCGCCTGCGCTACGCTGGCGGCTCCTACACGCACCAGCCCCAGGAGGGCGCCCATGAAAGTCCCAGCCCAACAGATACCCGAAGTTCTTGGCCAGGCATTGCGCGGCATGGCAAGACTGCAGGCCAGGCAGGAAATGCTGGAGTGCATCGTCAGAGCGCTCATCGTGGAGGCTCCCCCTGCGCATCCGCTTTTCTGGAAAGCTCTGCATACAGCGAAATCAGATCTGGCCCAGAGGACTGCGCAGGCCAGGCGCCAGAACCCACCCGAGGTGGACGCCGACGCACTGGCACTGTGGAACGTGCTTTGCGCCGCCTGTGCGCCGCCAGCCGCTCCCGGCAGCGCGCCGCCGGGCCCTTGACCTGGTGCCGCTGCAGCTCGCTCCAGTCGTACACGAACACGTCGCTACTTCGACGCTGCGATCGAAGCTGCGCAACATGCTCTTCAAACAGCTCGATAGCGCTGGGGCGGCCGGCGCTGGCAGCCTTGAGTGCAGCCAGTAGGCGCGCGACCTCTTCGGATTCGCTTGCTTTCCGCGCAGCAAGGGTCACGTTCGTCGCCCGGCCGATCGCATCCACCATGCGTTGCGTCTCGCGATCACGCTGCATCGCGCACCTCATCGGCCGCAGCGGGCACGGCCGGCGCACCGTCGGCGCCGATCAGCTCGGGCCAGATCAGGTGCCAGTCACGCGTCCTGACGTGCCAGCGGCGCAAGCGCCCACCTGTACGGCGCTCCGCTCGCACGGCATCCAGGGGCTGCATGGCGTTGCGGCCGGTGAGGCACTGGTAGAGGTACTGCTCATTGCAGCCCACCAGGGCGGCCAGCTCGCGGCGGTCTCTTGGCGTGATAGACATGGCCGGCATGCTATCACCAAGCTAGAACTAATCAAGCAGTGCGCTCGAACTGGGTTCGATTGCTGCACGGTTCTAGTGGTGCAATAGAACTATGAGCGATCCTGCCATCTATGCTCTGAAGCGGCTCTGCGAGCGTGAGGGCGGCTACAAGGCCGTCGGCCTCACCTTGGAAGTGAATCCCCAGACGGTCTATCAGATCATCACGGACCGCGTAACTTCATCCGGTCGCAAGCGCGGGGTCGGCCGCAAACTGCGCGAGCGCCTCGAGGAGCATTACCCAGGCTGGATGCATCTTGGCGTGGTTTCTGAGCCACCCGTTGCCTATGGCGATACTGGACAAACGATCACCCCCGCAGACTCGGGGCAGTCTCAGCACGTGAGACCGCTAATTCGCAGCATGTCGCCTCCAAAGATCGGCTGGGAGGCCTTAATGGAATGCGACGATTTGCCCCGTGAGTTTGAAACCGAGCTGCCAGATAGTGCGATGTCCCCGGAGGCACCCCGAGGAACACGGTGCATCTTCTTGGTGGGTGTTCAACCAGAACCAGGCGACTGGGTGCTCCTACGAGACAGCAGCGGCAACGTTCACTGTCGAGAATTCCGCCTGGTCAGGCCCGGCCACTGGGAGGCCCACGCGATCAACAGAGCATTCCTTCCGATGTACAGCGACAAGGAATCGTTGGTTGTGATCGCTGTGTTTGATGGGATGAGAGGCCGCCGCTCGACCCGCTAGCCCTACGGTGCTTTCGGCTTCTCCTCGGTGCGGCGGCGGCGCTCTGCCAGCTCCGCATCGAGTGCCGCTTGTTTGGCCAACGTCCTGAAGGTGATCCAGCAAGAATCCTTGCAGAGCATCTCCACAGTCCCCTCGGCGCTGCGCCAACTGGCACTGCGTATGTCGAAGGCGCTCAGGTTGTTTCTCGCAGGCATGCCGAAACGCGCACTGATGGATTCAGCGACCTCAAAGCGCCCCAAATCGGTGACCGTCTTGACTTGGATCTCTTGCACTCTGTTGAGCTTGTCGACCGTCAGTTTGAAGGTCGCGTGCTCTGCCCACGCCGGCCTCACAGATGCATCGGGCAACCAAACATGGCCCAGCTTTGATCCGCTTCCTGCAACGAACGGCTCCCCGAGCCAACATGGCCGATCAGACTGCAGGAACAATCTTGGGCAGGCCCGCAAGCTGATTGGCTCGCCCCACGGTATGCCGAAAAGCAGCGCACCAGCCGCACCAGCCTGACCAGCACCCAGCAAGACCACCAACAGAAGAAATCGACGCCGCATAGCACCTCCAAACCAACATGGTAGGAGAGTGCGCATGCCACGATGTTTGCAGAATCTAGCTTGGTGCTATTGACGACTGTTCTAGCACCAAGCTACATTTCACTCCCATCAGCCCACCCCGGGCTGCATGGAGGCGAGAGTGCAGACATCTGGACACCCCGTAGCGGCGCCGCCGCTGGCCCCGCGCAACCTGGCCCGCGACTTCACGCTGGCTGACCTGCAGGCCGAGCTGGCCGGGCAGGAGGCGCAGCATCACGCCGCCGCGGCCACCGCGCGGGCCCGCATCGCCGCCGGCGAGAGCCCGTTCGCCGTGCACCGCAGCAAGATCGTGGGCGACCACGGCACCGCGCTGCGCCTGCAGGCCCTGGTGCTCAACCTCTACAACAGCCACGACTGGCGCCAGAAGGCCCCGGTGGCGCTGGACAACCTGCTGGCCAACGCCGACGCCGAGCACTTCGAGGCCGCCGTGGACCTGCTGCGCGGTTACTTCGCGCGGCGCGAGAACGACCGCGAGTTCCTGGCCCTGGGCCGGCAGCTGGCCCAGGCCCGCCTGCCGCGTGCGCGGAGGGCCGCATGATGCCCACCCCTCTGCTGACGCCCCCGCGCATCGGCCAGCCCTGGCCTGGCATGGGCGGGCTCTACGCCGGCGTCGTGCGCGGCCAGGACGGCGAGTCTGACCAGCACTTGATCCTGGCCGCGGATCTGCCGCCCGCCAGCCTGAAGTGGCAGGCCGCCCTGGACTGGGCTGCTGCGCTGCGGACCGACGGCTTCAGCGACTGGCACGTGCCCACGCGCGACGAGAGCGCACTGCTGTACGCCAACTTGCGAGACAGCATCCAGACCGGCGACTGGTACTGGACCAGCACGCAGTACAGCCGCCTCGGCGCCTGGAGCCAGGGCTTCGACAACGGCAGCCAGTACAGCAACGGCAAGTCGTACGGGGCCCGCGCCCGCGCTGTCCGCAGATTCAGCGTTCAGCCCTTCAGTCCTTCAGCCGTCAACCCGGACCTCCTGGACTACGCCGCGCAGCTGCGCCGCGTGTCCGCAGTCATGTCCGATGCGGCCCAGCACATCGAGTCGCTTCACGCCGTCGCGGAGGCTGCGTGAGCTCCGGCCGCCCCACCACCACGCAGCAGGTGCTCAGCATCGTGTTGGGCCTGCTCATCACCATCGGCCTGACGCTGCTGGCCGTGCACTGGATGGCCTGCAGCCAGGCCACCGGCACCGCCCTGTGCATGGGCGCCACGGCCATGCCGCGCTGGCGGCACCTGCGCGAGTGGTGGGCCGTGCGGTACAGACGCCTGCACCGCCGCTGGCTGCAGCGCCGGCTGGACCACGCGCAGCACAGCGTGCGGCATTGGAAGACCCTGCAGCTGGAGGATGCCGCCGCCCGCCTGAACGCTGAAGACCGCGTGGCCGAGATCCAGCGCGCCCTGCACCACCTGGGCCGCCAGCCATGAGCGCCGCCGCCACCTACCCCAGCCTGCTGCGCCCGCCCCCGCGCCAGGCAGACCTGCAGCGCGTGGACCTGGTGCGCATCACCGGCGTGCTGGAGTACGACGCCCATGTGCGCTACAGCGCCGGCGCCAACCCGCGCGCCTGGGTGGTGCTGGAGATCGTGCCCCCGCGCGGGCTGCGCTACCAGGTGCTGCAAGACCTGGGCACCGACCCCACCGACCACATGCAGGCCGAGGCACGCGCCGTCGGCCTGCGCCGCGGCGCACTGGTCAGCGCCACCGGCAGCTGGCTGCGCCTGCGCACCGACCACGGCCACGCAGTGCTGGTGCTCGAGGAGTGCACCGGCGTCATCACCCACGCGCCGGCCAGCACGGCCGCGCAAGTCCAGGAGAACGATCCATGTGCCAAGTGACCATCCTGCCCGCGCGCCACGAGGTGATCTGGCGCGACGGCAGCGCCATCGGCCTGCAGCCCGTGCAGGTAAACGGCGCGCCCCACAAGTACCTGCGCGCCGTGCCCGGGCCCGACCTGCAGCCCGTGTTGGTGGACCTGCGCCACCTGGCGCCCAGCCTGGCCGAGGACATCCCGCGCGCGCTGCCGCGCGACCTGGTGGGCCTGGTCTTCTACACCCTGCGCCACCGCTACCGCACGGCCGGCGAGTTCAAGGCCGCGGCGCACAGCGTGGGCGAGCAGCTGGCCGACGTGCAGGCGCGGCAGGCCTTGCAGGCGGTGGCGTGATGCAGCTGGATCTGCCCCCCCTCAACCCCCCGCTGCTGATCGGCCTGACGGGCCGCGCCGGCAGCGGCAAGAGCACCGCCGCTGCGTACCTGGAAGACCAGTACGGCTTCGCGCACATCGCCTTTGCCGACCCCATCGTCGACATGATCGGCGCGCTCTTCAACACCGCCGGCATCGACGGCGCCTGGATGGCCGAGCGCGCGCTGAAAGAGCAGCCCACCACGCTGGGCTTCAGCTACCGCCACCTGGCGCAGACCCTGGGCACCGAGTGGGGCCGCAACACCGTGGCGCCCGACTTCTGGCTGCGGGTGGCCACCCTGCGTGTGCGCGAGCTGCTGCGCACGGGCGACAACGTCGTCATCAGCGACGTGCGATTCCCGAACGAGGCCGACTGGCTCACTGCCCAGGGCGGCGTGCTGGTGCGCCTGCAGCGCGCCGATGCCACCGCCGTGCGCCCGCACGAAAGCGAGGCCCATGCCGACGCCCTGGTGGTCGACACCACCCTGCCCAACAACGGCAGCCGCATCGCCCTGTACGACCAGCTGGACCTGCTGATGCACGGCCTGCGGGCCGCCCCCATCCGCTAACCCGAGACCGCCATGAGCAAGACGAACACCGTCCCCCTGCCCAAGCTGCAGGGCGACCTGCCCGACAAGATGGTGCAGCGCACCGTGCCCGCCAACAGCGTGTTCGCGCTGGGCCGCAGCGCCGCTACCGCCGCCCCGCCCGCGCCCGAGCGCCAGCGCACCCGCGTGCAGCTGCCCGCGCTCGAGCAGCTGGTCATCCGCACCGACAGGCCGATGGTGCAGCGCCTCCACAGCAGCCGCGTCGGCGAATTCTGGGCCGGCCTGTGGGCCCGCCTGCAGCCCGGCCACAGCGTGGACCTCACCGCCGCGCAGGCCAAGAGCTTCAGCAGCTGGGCCAAGAAGAACGGCTGCGACGTCAGCGTGCGCAAGCTCGATGCCGACACCACCGCCATCTGGCGCAACGCATGAGGACCGCCACCACCATGAGCAACGAACAGATCACCCAGATCCCGCTCGAGCAGCTGCACGAGAGCCCCTTCAACCCGCGCCGCACCTTCACCGGCATCGACGAGCTGGCCGCCAACATCCGCGCCGAGGGCCGCGTGCACCAGCCCCTGCTGGTGCGCCCGCGCCTGATCAACCCGCTGCGTGACGACGTGAACGACGGCTTCGAGGTGATCTTCGGCCACCGCCGCCTGCGCGCGGCCGAGGCCGCCGGCCTGGCCAGCGTGCCCTGCATGGTGCGCGCCATGAGCGATGCCGAGGCCCGCAGCGCGCAGATCGCCGAGAACCTGCAGCGCGCCGACGTGCACCCCATCGAGGAGGCCGAGGGCATGCAGGCCATGCTGGCCGACGGCCTGAGCGCCGACGAGCTGGCCGAGACCGTAGGCAAGAGCCGCAGCTACGTCTACAGCCGGCTCAAGCTGCTGCAGGCCTGCCCCCAGGTGCGCGATGCGTGCCTCAAGGGCGAGATCGGCAGCGAGGTGGCGCTGCTGGTGGCCCGCGTCGGCCACGCCAAGCTGCAGGCCAAGGCGCTGGCCGCCATCCAGGGCAGGTACCTGGACATGAAGGACGGCGGCACCAAGAGCTACCGCCAGATCAAGGAGCTGCTGAAGGACAAGTTCACCCTGCACGTGAGCCGCACCTTCTTCGACCCCGAAGACGCCACCCTGACCCTGGCCGGCCCCTGCAGCAGCTGCCCCAAGCTCAGCGCCAACGCACCGGAGTTTGCCGACCTGGTGCAAGACACCCCGGGCCCGTACCACGGCTACGTGCACCGCGGTGACCCCAAGCTCTGCACCGACCCCGAGTGCTTCGACGCCAAGAAGCGCGCACAGCTGGCCCGCCAGGCCGATGCGCTGCAGGCCCAGGGCAAGACCGTGATCACCGGAAACAAGGCGCGCCAGGCCGTCAGCGCAGTCGGCGAGGTGAAGGGCGCCTATGTGGCCCTGAAGGACGTGCGCGCCGAGCTGAAGAAGGTGGCCGGCCCCAAGCCCGCCACCGTGGTGATCCAGGACCCGCGCACCGGCAAGACCTTCGAGGCCGTGGCCGCCGCGGACCTGAAGGCCGCCGGCGTGGCCCAGGCCGAGCCGAAGAAGAAGAGCGGGGGCTACGACCACGAGGCCTACCGGCGCGACCGCGAGCAGCGCGAGCAACAGGCCGCGGCCGACACCGCCGCCAACAAGCGGCTGCTGGCCGCCGTGCGCGGCGCGGCTGCCAGCCGGCCCCGTACCGCCGACGAGCTGCGGCTGGTGCTGGAGCACCTGATCACCGACAGCGAAGACAGCGAGGCCTGGCCCACCCTGTGCCAAGCCCACGGCGTGGACCACTGCGATGCCCTCATCGCGCGCCTGCCCGGCCTGACGCCGGACCAGCTGGGCCTGCTGCTGCTGGACCTGGTGCTGGTGCGCAACGTGGTGTGCAGCTACCGGGAGAGGGGCACACCCGACGCGCTGGCCAGCATGGCCCGGCTGTACGGCATCGACGTCGACCAGGCACGTGCCGAACCCGTACAGACGCCTGCGCCCGAAGGTGCATCTACCCCTTCCAGCGCTGCGCGGGCGGCGAAAGGGGCGGGCACCAAGGGCGCGAAGTACCGCTGCGCGGCCACGCTGCAAACGTGGTCTGGCCGCGGGCTGCAACCCGCCTGGGTGAAGGCCCACCTGGCCGCGGGCGGCACCCTGGCCGAGCTGGAGACCGCGCCTGCGGCGCAGGAAGTGAAGGACGAAGCCGGCTGCGCCGGCGCACGCGAGCTTGATCGCGATCCGAACACCGTGGACATGTTCGAGAGCGCGCATCCATGAGCGCCCGAGAACTCACCCGCGACCTGAGCAAGGCGCTCGGCCTGCCGAAGCACACGCACAAGGCCGTGCTGACGCTGGAGGCTGGCAAAGCGCCACAGCTGGAGCTGTTCATGCACGCCGTCGACTGCGGCGGCCGACTCGTACTGGAAGCGGACCCTGGCGACCCAGTTGCCAAACGCATCGCCCAGGTGCAGTTCATGCTGCGGCTGGAACGCTTCCCGCCGCTGCCTGGAGGCGAACCATGAACCGCCACCACTACCCCAGCAACAACGCCGTGCTGGGCGCGCCACAAGGCATGCCCATCGAGCAATGCAGCGCGCTGCCCGTGACGCGGTTGCAGTACGAGTGCGGCACCCGTGGCGTGGCCAGCTTCTGGATGCCCACACCCGAGGAGCTCAAGCGCCTGCAGGCCGGCCTGGCCGTGCGCCTGGTGGTGCTGGGCGACACCCACCCGCCCGTGCACATCGCCGTCGACGGCGATGGGCTGATCTGAGAGGGCGCATGGCACTGAACACGTCCACCGTGGTGCAGCTGACGCCGCTGTACCTGGAGCGCGACCAGGCCGCCGCGTACCTGGCGCTGAGCGTCAGCACCTTCGAGCGGCTGACGCGCGAGGACAAGACCTTCCCCCGCTGCCGCGCCCTCAGTGGCCGGCGCACGGGCTGGCTGGTCGACGAGCTGCGCGCGTGGGGTCTGGCCAGGCCGGAGAGCTCGCAGTTGCCGCCGGAGAACACGGGGCGGCGGCGCGTGGGTGCGCGGGCGGTGGCGGGGTGATGTTCAACGTTCGAGCTAAGCAGCCGTGAACGGCGCTGCTGGCCTGGACGGAGCGAGAAAACGTGACCGCCGTTCGCGGTCTGCTTGAGCGAGGGGTTAGCCCTCCGGTGGAGAAAGCATGGAACGGTTGCAGTACCCGCTGAGCCACGAATGGCACGTTGCCGTGAACAGGCACAGCGACGAATGGCGCAAGGCCGACAAGGAATGGGGCGACATGCGCTTCATGTACGAAGCCAAGAGCATGGCCGACGAGGTGCCGCGCATGGTGATGCTGTTCCGCCAGGAGCGCGAGAACGCGCTGCCGCAGACGCACCAGCAGTGCAGCATGCAGGCCCCGGTGCCGGTGAAGGACAACCACCTGACGTGCTGCAAGGGCGTGAAGACGCGCGAGTGCCCCCACCTGCTGGCGCTGGAGAAGATCGAGCGTTGCACGCCGGCCGACGTGGACACCGCGAAGGCTTGGACCTGTGCGGCCCACATCGTCAGCACTGGCGGCGACATGATGAAAGAGGGCTTTCTGCTGCGCGTCGATGACCGGATGTTCTGGGACAACGTGCATGCGAGCCTGGCGCAAGAGGGCTAACAGGAATTCGACCGCAGACCCTGCGGCGTAACAACACCACCAGACCATGGCATCCCTCGCGCCACCCACCGTGCAGCCCGTTACGGCCGCAGCCGAGGCCGCGTTACACCGCACCGCGGATGCCGGCCCCAAGCCGGGCGATCTGCAGCGCCAGGTGGTTGAGGCCATCCGCACCCTGAACTACAGCCGGCGCACCGAGCAGGCCTACTGGCACTGGGTGAAGATGTTTGTGCTGTGGTCTGGCAAGCGGCATCCGGTGGAACTGGGTGCGCCCGAGATCCGGCAGTTCCTGACCTGGCTGGCGACCGAGCGCGACGTCGCCGCCAGCACCCAGCGCCAGGCGCTGGCCGCGCTGCTGTTCTTGTACAAGCAGGTGCTGCAGATCGAGCTACCGTGGATCGACGAGATCCCGCGCGCCAAACAGGCCCGGCGCTTGCCGTGCGTGCTGACGCAGGCCGAGGTGCAGCGCCTATGGCCGCACGTCACGGGCACACGCGGCCTGGTCCTGCAGCTGCTCTACGGCAGCGGCCTGCGGCTGATGGAAGGCCTGCGCCTGCGCATCAAGGATCTCGATCTCGACGGCCTCAAGATCACCGTGCGCGAGGGCAAGGGCAACAAGGACCGCGTGGTGATGCTGCCCAAGCGGCTGCAGCAGCCACTGCGCGACCTGGTGGCCCAGCGCACCCAGTGGCACGTCGACGACATGGCGCGCGGCAAGGCCGACGTCGAGCTGCCGCACGCATTGGCGCAGAAATACCCGGGCTATGCGCGCGCCATCGGCTGGCAGTGGGTCTTTGCCACGGACACCTACGTCACCTGTCCGCGCACCGGCGCCATCCGGCGGCACCACCTGCACGAAGATGGCGTGCAGCGCATGATGGGCCGCGCCGTCAAGGCCGCCGGCATCATCAAGCCCGCCAGCTGCCACACGTTGCGGCACAGCTTCGCCACCCACTTGCTGCAGGCCGGCCACGACGTGCGCAAGATCCAGCAGCTGCTGGGCCACGCCAACATCGAGACGACCATGATCTACCTGCACGTCATGGGCGACGCCGGTGAGGGCGTCCGCAGCCCGCTCGACGCTATGGCCTGA